TTCTATATTAGTACCGACTACACTAGCTAAAGCATAGGAACCTATTAGATCTGAATCTTCAGCTTCTGTAGTAGGATCAGAATTAGGTAAGGTAGTATCTGCTTTATGGCAATAGACCACAAGTTGACCTGTAGTACTATTAAATCCATCAGGTTTTGTAAACCCTGTTCTACCAGTAGATGCTGAGTATCCTAGTTGTGATGATGTTATAATTTTACTGTTATCTAGATGTACTCTATAAGTAATATCATCAGATGTATCCGTAGTATCCAAATCATCTGTAATAGATAAAGTACTAGTATCTATTTTGATAGGGATTTTCTGCATGGTATCTTTACCATCATCTCTTACTACAAGATATAACGCATCATCTAAGACGGCATGATGCTGTATTGCACCACTAAATGTCCATTTAAACCAAGCTTGTTGCAATCGCTTTTCGCTATTAGCAAAATAACTATACCCAAATAAGGTTGATGTACCTTTAGTATTGAAAAAGATAATAGAATTCTCTCGTGAATTAGATATAATATTCAGATCTTTATCAAATAATTTACTAACAACTTTTGTCTGATCTACTACAACAGGTTCACCTTCTCTCATCACATTTGCCATTTCCCAGAAACGTGAGTATTTACCAGCGTTATCTAAGAAACCAATGGTAGTACCTAATGAAATTGGATTAGTATTGAAATTAAAATTATACGTAGATAATGAATTAATCTTAGCAGTTTGAGGACTAAGTACATCACTATCTGTAGTCAACATAAATTGTTGGTTTTTAGTAAACAACATTAATCCTGCGTTAATCTGAATACCATCATAAATTATGGCAGGATATTCTGAACTACATGATACATCGATATTATCTGTAGCTGTATATTGTATTGCAGATTTTGGCCAAAAATTAAAGAACTCTCCAGGTTGTGATAAATTTACATTCTCATCACTAAGAATACCTAATCTATTTCTAAAGAAAATTAATTTATTAATATACCTATCTGCAGTATCAGTTGACATAAAGCTAGGTTCTGGTGCAGTTATATCATCACCTACTAATACCTCTTCCCATACAATATGTTTTATAGTGAATGTCCCATCACCTTCTCTAACCAATTGTAGAGGCATAGTAGATGGATCAAAGGCTACCTTACGTCCAGGTTTAGGACATTCTGCCCAAGCACCTTTACCATCCCTACCATTTTCCCCTTCAAATCTTAAATAGTAATCATCTTCTTGAGCTTCACTATTCCTAATTTTAACTACATAACCATTCTTACATTGTTTAGGTAAAGTTTCAATATCATCAGTCTCTGAAGTGATTACATTCATCAATTCATTTGAAGGTGAACCAACATTAAAGTTATTCTGATCAGTCAAATATAAACCATTACCTATCATCTGTACTTCACCACTTGTAAATGGTGATCCATCCGCCTCAATTATTTCAGTCCTAATAGCACCTAAAACACTCTCTGCAGTTATAGTTGTTTCTGTATCGAATGGTGTAGGTCTAGGTCTAACTAACCCTAAATTAGCTTGAACAGCTGATGTACTGACTTCCTCAACAGTTACACGATAATAACCATCTGACATCCAAATATAGAAATAATCATTTAATTGCCAACCTCTACCACCAAATAATAAATCATGAGTAGTAGTATATCTGCACCAATATTCAGAGCTACTTCTAGGCATTGATTGACCTGTATTTGTTAATTGGAAAAAAAGATCCTTTCTATCTGGTAAATTACCTGGACTAACATTAACTGATTTATCAGTTTCTGTACCACTAGTTAAGAAATTATCAGTTACAGTATATGTATTACTATCAACTTTAGTAATTGAATAGACACCATCAGTTGCATCTTCAGAGAATGCTAATTCTACTATCTGTCCAGTTGAATAACCATGATCATTATGTGAGATAGTAATTGTTGCACTAGATCTACTATAAGTAATACCTGATGTTATATTATTTTCAGGATTAAAGACATATACATTATAAGTATAGTCACCTGTAGGTCCAGTATCTGTAAATTCACTACCACTATTAATATTAAAAATAGCTGACCCTACATTAGGACAGACTTTATCTTCTAATTGGTCTGCAGTATCATCACATCTATATGTTTGATGTAAATTTGCTATCCGTTTGTGTCGGTTTCGTTCCCCTGTACCACTATTTAAATCTGCTTCATCACCACCATTACTTTTACAACAATTGTTGCTAGATAAAAGAAGGTGACAAGTAAGTCTTGTAGCTGTTGTGACGTCTTGTGTACTTGTATCATTATAGATATTCAATGCATACTGTTTAGAATATGCAATTTTTTTTAAATCTATATATGCTTCATTAGGTCGTTCAGGTTCTATCTTGCTACTCATTCTAGTAGGGATAGTACGGTTAGTTATATATGTAAAATCGTTTAAGGTTAACGTCTGTATATCAGCATCAGTTGTATGCTTCAGATAATGAGTTAATTCTGTATGTGCAATAGCTGTAGCAAGAGTGGTACCGTTATCTGCAATTGTTACAGTTGGAGGAGATGTATAACCTGATCCAGCATTTGTAATATTAATATTAGTAACCTTGCCATCTGTTAAAACAGCTTCTGCAGTGGCAGTAGTGCCTGACGAAGGTGCTGATATTGTAACTGCTGGAGGAGTCTGTCCTGTATACCCAGCACCTTGATTAGTAATAATGATTGATTTTATACTTGACGCAGAGTGGTTAACAGTTTTCTCAGATCCATCAAGACAACTCCACATTCTAATATGTCCGTCATTTGGATTATTAGTATCACGTATTACTTGACCGATATATTGTTCGTTTTCATCTCTATAATAATGGAACCATTTCCCATTAGTAGATGAGTTCAATGTACCATCACTTAACGAAGCTACTAATTCAGCTCCTGGTCTTTTCTGGAGTCCTTCAGTTACATCAGGTAACACATTGATAGCCTCTACAACTTGTCCTGGTAATTTCTTTTCGTCAGGCTGTTGAGAGATACCTCCAGTATAATTTGAAATTGTTTGTGTTACACTAGCCATTAGCGTCTTAAAGAATAAATTGGTTTAAATGAACTGTACTTACTTCCTCTGGGATTACCAAAGAATGAATGGTCACCTTGTTCACACTCGTACTCCATACATGTAGCTCTTGATTTCGCTTCATCTTGTTGTAAAGTTTGTACTAAATGAGGGTTACCTACAAGTTGTGTAGCTGCTCTAGCTGCAGCTTTGTAAGTAATATATCGTTGGAATATATTCGGTATATCACCAAAAGGATAAAGACTTACTACATCTATATAATACGTACTACCTTCAGTAAATTCAAAAGTATGGTTAACTAAATCGTATAATTTTTTAGTACCATCTACTGATCTAACTTGTACGTTTTTAGTTTTATCATGAGTACCTTCAAATATATCATAACGTAAAGCATTGCTTGGTAATAATATTTCTTTATTAGCATCAGGAGTGACTTCAATTTTTTGTTCAATATTAAAATGCCATCCTTCATTCTGTACGTCCTTGTTAACTTCCGTTAATATATTATAAATGAAAGAGACTTCTGGGTTCTCGAAGTTCAGTGTTGTTACTGGAGATTGACCGATAGCACCCAAGATAGAATTAACTGCGGATAGTTCGGTATCGAGATCAATTGTAGTGGTTGCCATAGGTATAAATTTTTGTGAATAAAAAAAAGGGAGGTAGTGATACCCCCCTTATATAAATAAGAATATAAATCTTAAGTGAAACTTGCGTTAGAAACAGCAGTGTTAGTCCAGTCAGAGGATACGTCGATTCCAGCAACTAGTTCAACAGCAGCAGCAGGATTTAAGAAATCTGCTCCCATTGCTAAACGTCCGAGAATAACATCTCCTTGGTATACCACTGATACGTCTCCAGAAGTTACTTGTACTTGAGGTCCAATAGCCTCTACTACACCACAGGCTTCCTTCTGGAAGATAAGTCCTGCAGATGCTCCAAACTTAGAAGCAGTACCGTAGTTGTTTACGGTCTTCTGTCCGTTAGGAGTTGTAGATGCATCTTGGTCATCCATTGTCTCACCTACAAAGTCACCTTTGCTATTATCTTCAGCAGCATTGGAAACATGAGTAGCTGGTAGGTTAGCGAGGTTAGTACCAAACTTACCTAGGAATGGGATGTTCATTGACTTGTAGATCTTGATGCCTGCAATTTCAATGATTCCATTACCAGACTGTAATGAATCACCTTGTACATCACGGTTGATTAGACCGTTAGAGGAAACATTTTGGATTAGAGAGTAGTACTGTCTTGGGTTAAGTACAGCAACACGTCCGTCACCACTAACTCCTTTCTCATCAAGCATAGATGCAGCAGCATAGAATGCATTGATTAGTTTTGTAGAGTCGTAAGCATCTTTCGCGTCAGTACTTGAGTCAGTACCAATCTTAACAATTCCACCACCTGGTTCCTGGAAGTTATTTAAGGTGATTTGCGAAGGCTGTCTAGCAGCTTTCGTGATTGCTCTGAAGATTCTACGGTCGTAGTTCTCAGCAAGAGCATATCCAATCTTACGAGAGATTTCACCACGTAAATCGTAGTGAGAAAGTACTTCATCGAGCTCATACACGAATGCTGAACTGATTAAGAGATCATCACAAGTGATGGTTTTCTCTGCTACTGGAGGCGTCTTCTCGTCGTTACCTAGTATAGACTGTCCTGGTACATGGAATTCCGCTTTGGTTCTACCTGTGAAGATGAACTGTAATGACTTACCATTCTTTAGGGTTCTCTTTGTAACAAGATCCCTTGCAATTGTATTGCGCTGGAAGCCTTTGAACATCTCACCTGAGAATAACTTTAAGTAAAGTTGTCTTCTCGCGGTAGTAGTGGTATCCGCTCCATTTTCGGCACCACCCCAAATAGGACCATTAGCAGTGGCAGTCGTCGCTTGTTGTGCCATTGTTAATTTAAAATTTGGTTAATATATACTTTCTTGCATGCAAAATTTTTTGATCATTTTTTGTGGTCTGTTCCCACCGTCATGACGGCTAATGGTATCCTGCGTACAGGGCAAAAGCCAAAGCGAGATATCGGAATCGAACCGATGACAATAGCTTGGAAGGCTACAGTTTTACCGCTAAACTAATCTCGCTAGCACAATGAGGTGCTGCTTTATGATGATAGTGTACATGTAATAATTCTATCATAATGAAGAAGGCTAGGAGTCCGAAGACCCCTAACCATAATTCATTAAGTTTCTCCAAGGAGAGCTTCTTCAAGAGATTCATACTCTTTTTGCTCATCTTTGGTTTCAACTTTTTCTTTTGTTTCATCTGGTGAATAAGGGACTGGATGTGCGACTCCAAACCCTGTACTTTGTTGAGACATTAGAATTTATATTTGGCACCTATCTTAGTACCGTAAGTGTTATCAGCATCTTCTACTTGTGCGAAAGATACTTCTCCATAGATATCAAACTTCTCTGATGCTGCTACGGAACCTCCGAGTTTACCAGAAAGATTTGTTGTTCCATCTGCACCATCTGCTGCAGTAATAGAAGGTCCACCTTGAACATAGTATCCAAGTTTACCTACATTACCTTCGTAACCGATGTGTAGATCTGTTGTGGCTGAAGTATAATCTGTACCAGAGTAGGATGCGTTTGACTCGGCGTTAACATAGACGCCTGCCATTGCAGGAGCAGAAGCAAATGAAGTTGCTGCTAGAGCTAGTGCAATTGTTTTCATGAGTTAATTACTTTGTAGTTTTTGTGTACTCAATACCACGATACCTTAGTTTTACTGTCATAGTAAATCTCCAGTACCACAACCCCGTTCCATGCTGTGGTTTCATGCGACCTTGAGATTCAAGGTTGAACGGACGTGGATTGAGGTGGCTTCTACTGATTCGACAATCGAGCCGCCGTAGATATTATTTTTTAGGGGGTCTCCCTTTTGTTGTACCGTAAGTACCTTTGCCTTTAGGCATATTCAGACTCCGTTGTAGCCGCTAAATCTAGCGGGAAATTGTGTGCATTTCTTTCGTGCATGACTTCCATACCTAGGTTAGCACGGTTGAGTACATCTGCCCAAGTAGGGACAACCCTACCTGTTGAATCAACCACGGATTGGTTAAAGTTAAAACCATTGAGATTGAATGCCATAGTGCTGACTCCCATGGAGGTAAGCCATATGCCCACCACTGGGAACACAGCAAGGAAAAAATGAAGAGAACGGCTATTATTAAAGCTAGCATATTGGAATATCAACCTACCGAAGTAGCCATGAGCTGCAACGATGTTGTATGTTTCTTCCTCCTGCCCAAACTTATAACCATAATTCTGCGACTCGTTCTCAGTCGTTTCCCTAATAAGTGAGGAAGTAACGAGACTTCCGTGCATTGCAGAGAAAAGAGCACCGCCGAATACCCCAGCAACACCGAGCATATGGAAAGGATGCATGAGGATATTATGTTCGGCTTGGAATACGAACATGAAATTGAAAGTACCACTAATGCCAAGAGGCATACCATCACTAAAACTCCCTTGACCAAATGGGTATACAAGGAAGACAGCAAAGGCTGCGGATACTGGAGCGGAATACGCTATTGGAATCCAAGGTCGTGCTCCTAATCTATAACTAAGTTCCCATTGTCGTCCCATGTATGCTGCGATACCGATGAGAAAGTGGAATACAATAAGCTGATATGGTCCTCCGTTATACAACCACTCGTCGATGGTTGCAGCTTCCCAGATTGGGTAGAAGTGAAGACCGATTGC